CAGTGCGGACGAACAGCTTCTTGCCGTCGCCTGCCACGAGCATCGAGCGGATCTCTTCCACGTCAGCGTGCTTGTGCGCCGCCAGGGAAACAATAGCGCCTTCGATGTTCCGGGCAATCGCTGAGGTGTTGTAGTAAGCCGGGTCAATAACCGGGGCTACGTCAACGACCTCGACGTTTGTCAGGGTACGAAGCGGGGTACCGTAGTCGGTCAGGCCCCAGGTGTCGCCTTCGCCCGGCTTGCAGCGGAATGCGAAGCTGGAGTACCGGACGTCGCCTCGCTTCACGTACTCGAGTACGTCAGACCGGCAGGACGGAGGGATAACATCATAGGGCAGGCCGGTGTCGTCCACATTCAGCTTCAGAGTGCCAGCGGCGGTCGTGCCGAGCAGGAAGTCGTCCTTGTGGTTGTACCGGCAGACGGCGTTCGGCCAGTTATTGCGCTGGCTCTCGTCGAAGGCGGTCGGAGCTACCCGCTCGTGGAAGTCTCCCATGTGCCGGGAGGTCTTGTTGAACTGGGAGGCGTAGCCTGTGATGTGGTGGGCGACGTCATCGCCTTCGCCGGTGCTTCGGAGTTCTACCTGACCGGCGCTATACCGGCGCTCGGGGAAGATGAACAGGTCAGGGACTTCAGCGGTCCGCTCTTCGATGTCACCATCGTACAGCTCCAGGGCGCGGGACTGGTCTTCGCTGGCATCGATGCCGAACTTCTTGGCCGCCGCGTGGACATTAGCAGATGCCTGACCACCGAACTTAGCTCCCTGAGCGATACGGGCAAGAGCGTTCCGGACGTGCTCGGGGTCGTGGATGGGGAAGTGCCGGTACTTATCGGGTACCTTTCCGTCGACCATCTCGTCCGCATGACCGGGTTCAATGTGCCCGAATGCAGAATCTGGGAGAGCCGCCCTCTCCTTGCTGCTCAGCTTAGCCATTACGGACTATTCCTTTCGCCATACGGGCACGACGCATTATACGCCTATCTCCAGGATAAGGCCTATCCGCGCCAAAACACGAATCTTGCATCAGTTGTCTCCTGAAAGGCTGTCAGAGATAGGGAAATACTCAACCTCATGGCCCCGGTGTACCGATACGTGCGTGAACTTCACGTGCTTTACCGGAGTATCATCGGGCCTGTTTTCAGCCGGATCGGAGTACTTCAGGGTGACGTGCGGGTGGAAGTCGTCCTTGAAACTCGACTTGTTAATCTCGTCCAGGGCATCGTGCAGTCGGTACGTGTTCTCGTCGGCGTCTACGGGAGCGTAGTCAGGCCTCTTGCCCTTAGAACCGTCCGACGGCTCAAAGCTCCGGGTGGGTCCGCCAATATCCGCCTCAGGCCGCCCTGGCAGGCTGGCTACCGCGTCACGGACCTTGTTCTTGGCATGCTCGAGATCATCGTCCGAGACATTATCACCCAGATAGGCGAGCGTGATGTGATGGTCGCCCACACCGCCGTCCGGGTGTGGCAGGGTGCCTGCTGGAACATCCAGGGACACCATCCCGGACCCGTGAGACAGACCCGGGGTGTTGTCGATGTGCTGGTCTTCAGCAGCCTTCGCATCGGTATCCGTGTTAGGCACAACAGGAACGGCAGGCTTAGCAGCCGGAGAGTTTCCAGGTTTAGCAGGCGGAGGGGTACCGGGCAGTCCGCGATCATCGGTGTGGACATGAACATGCACCTCAGGTACCTGCGGAGCGTCCTTCTTAGCCATCAGCTCAGCCATGGACTTCTCGACAAACGACCGCCAGCCCTGGTCTTCCTTCACTTCAGCCGAAGGAACATTCACGGTAACCGGAGCATTAGCCGGGACCTGCACCGGGTGAGACCGGTCTTCTTCGAGCCGGGCAAGCCGCTGTTCCACCTTTTCGAGGTACTGGGCGGCTGCCTGGCCTGATCCGCCATCCGGATTGCTGCGCTGGATGTTTACCAGGCTGGCAAGGAACGAGGCGGCGTCCTGGGTCAGAGGCGGCGGTGCGTCGGGGGTGCCGAGACCTATCTTCTCCAGGTTCTCCAGGCGGTCGGCTGCAAGATCCATTTCCAGCGCGATCGACGGAAGCAGGGTCTTCGGGATACCGCCCGCACGGGTTGCCATGGCGTTCATCAGGACCAGCGGCATAGCCTCGGCACCGATACCCTGCGGCAGCGGCTCCAGGCCTTCCAGCTCGCGGAGTTCGTCAATGGTCCGCAGGCCGATGTTCCGCTGGATCTGGTAGATGTTCGTGCGTGCTTCGAGGTCGGTCTTCAGCAGGGCGTCAGTGTTGAACTTCACCAGGCGGCGCTGCGGGAGGAGATCGAAGAAAGCGAGCTCGAGCTGGACAAGCCACGGACGCAAAGCCTCGATGAGCTGGAGTGAACTCTGCTCGGTGGTGTTATACGTCAGGCTGTCAGAGCGCGTGCCGCCGATGCGGTCAGGGGGCAGGTTCAGCAGCGCGGCGATCTGGGTCGCGTTGAGCTGCATAGCGGCGATGAACTGCGCTTCGGACGGGGGTACGGTGATTGGCTTGTAGTCCCAGTCCCGGCCATAGACGAGAGGCTCACGCCGCCGGAGAGCCCGGACCAGCTTAGCCTTCATCTGGTCAGACTGCTCCTTGGTGAGCTCGAGTTCCTGGTGCTGCATGACACCAGGCGGGAATCCTCCGCTGCGGTACCAGTCGACACCGTAGCGCTGTGCTTCCTGGCCGGCCTCGATCGTCAGGGAGAACGTCCGGATCAGGGAAACGCCTTCGAGCTTGCCAGGGATCGGGAACTTCTTGATGTGGAAGTACTCGCCACGGTTGACAAGCCGTCCGTAGAAATAGACCTTAGCCCGCTGGGTGTTGAACGGCTGTGCCTGGTCCTGGATGACGTTAACGTACTCAGGATTGACCCATTCAATACCCGTAGGGAACCCGTAAGCGTCACGGCCGGTGATCAGGCCCCAGGCATTACCCCAGAGAACCATGGACACGACGAGACCCTGAATCCAGTCGAAGATAGTGCCATCGAACGCGGGCTTGTCGAAGAAAGAAGGCCCGTACCACCTGCGGTGCTTACCGTTCCCCTGATCGAGGTAAATGTCGATGGGAAGGCTCGCGGCGCTCTCGGCAAGCAGCTTAGAACCGGCGTAAAGGGCCGGAAGGCCTAGCGAAGCCTCCGCTCCGTACATGTACTTAGACGGATGAGCGGGGCCGCCAACGCCGAACTGGAAGGACGGGCTATTCCACGGCTGCTAATTGCCATGGAACGCCTCCGATTACGCGTTCCTCTGTTCGAGAGTTCGCTATGCGATCAAGAAGCCCCATGGCCCGAATCACCCCCTGACGTGCTAGGGATGGCTGTACTACCGGAGAACGTCACGAAGTCTCAGCCTTTCAGTATGCAGCATACGCCTGTTATCAGGATACGCTAAAGTCCTCATCATCCGGGCTTCCGTTGCCCCAGTCCTGTGTCATCCAGGCGGGCTCGTGCGGTTCTTCGGGAAGCGCCTTCTTGGGAACAGCCTTAACGCCATCCCAGAAACCCTTACGGAATGCCAGCCACACCCAGGCGACAACCCAGAGAACCTGGCGGACAACCCATACCCCGCCGAGAAAAGTCTTACCTACGATCGCTCCGAATAGCCACGGTATCCCGATCAGTACCGTCGCCAGGGCTTTCAGCAGTGACTTCGGAGTCGGCACCGGGAGCTTCACTTGCTGGGCGTATCCCTTGAGCGCACGAGCATCGTCGATTGTCATCATGCGACAAGTCTACCGGCTTCCTGCGCAATACACGCCAGGCTATGAAAACTGACCCTACGGATATCAGCAGGAAGCCGAACTGACCGGTGTAGATATCGTAGATAGTCCAGGGGATCTGGAAGAATATCGTGAGCCACGCCGCCCAGCGCTTGTGCCCGTTAAGAGACAGCCATAGGGCGGTCATGTTCAGGCACCCCAGGATCAGAGACAGCAGCGCAAGACTTACCACATCCCACCTGCACCCTCGATAGTTTCCGCTTCTCCGTTTTCTATATCTTCCGGGTCAAGGCCGAGCATCCACAGCGGCGTACCCTCTTCTTCGTTATCTTCATCCCCGAACTGCACGTTAGCCAGCGGGTCTTCTGTACTGCGGCGGCGCTGGTTCAGGCCCCACAAGGCATTTGTCCCCGCCGAAATCGGGGTCGCGTTGCCGTTGCTGTCACGCCTGGACCAGGCTTTACCTCCATCACCGACGATCCGGACCGTGGAAGTAGCTACCGCCCGGCGCATGATCGCGCCTCGCTCCTTGCCGAAGTGGCCTAGCTTCTTGTCGTGAATGAGCTGCATGAAGTGCGCGAATGCCGCCGCCTCGTCGCCGGATCCTGCCTGAATGAGCTCGCGCTCCCATGACGTCTTCAGGGTTGCGGTCATGAGGCCTGCCGCCGGCCCCGTACGAGGCCATACGATGGCTACCGGATGGTACTTCAGGCGCATCTCCTTCATCTTCGGGAGAAGCCATTCTGTACCCTCCTGGACACAATCCAGCGGGGTCTCCATCACCAGGCGCTCAGTCTCGAGACCGAAATCCTTTATCCAGGCGACCGCGATAGCGGACTTCACGCCGTCCTCGTCGACCTCGACGGCAAAGGCACACTGGCCGCGCTCGCTCTCGTCGTCCATCGGGATCGCCAGGGCGTCGTATACATCCTCGGCTACTACTTCCCAGGCCTCTTCCTCAGCGGGCCATTCACCGACACCCAGGCGCTCACGGTCAAACTCGACCAGGCCTTTAGGGTCTTCGGCTAGGCCGTTCAGCTCGTCCTGGCACTCTTCGGGACTGATCCGGATGTTGTACGCCGGGTTGGACTTAGCCCATGACCTCGGATCATCACGGTCGTCGTGTGAATCACAAACTATGAAGTCGTTGTTGCGGCGGCCGAGCACCGGATCGCGGTGACAGAACGCGTTGTGCGGGGTTACCGCCCACTCAGCCCCGAACAGGGTCTTGTCATCACGCAGGATACGACGGTGGATAGAGGCGAGCTGGAAACTGTCTTTCAAGGCTGAGGACGAGGTGAACCAGGTCTGGGGGTTTGAACGCGCCGAGAGCGCCATCCGGGCGGCACCGACAGCCTCAGCAGACAGGATCATTGACTCGTCGAATACCAGGCAGTCACAGGAGAAACCACGACCAGAGCCTTTAGACCGGGCGAGGAACCGCAGCCGGGGCTTGACACTCTTACGGATCAGCTTGGCCCCGGCACCGAAGATCAGCGTGCTTGTCGGGAGCAGCTCAATCGACTCTTCACCATGGCTGGTGACCGGTCGCCCTTTGAGCCTCTTGCTGAGCTGCGGGTTGTTCTCGACGGTATCCCGGACGCGACGGAAATGCTCCTGAGCAGTCTTGAACTCAGTAATTCATGGGCTGTATGAATGATCAGTTCTTCATTCAAGTAATACAGCCCACCTAGCTCCCTCACCTCCAGGCAACTATTTTTACCGTTCTGTCTCGGCATGATGAGACCGGCTTGCCGAGCTGCCCATTTTCCGTCGGGACGAACACCCATGGATTCGGTGAGAGTCCAGGACTGCCAGTCGTCGAGGACGTAGCCTGCCTGCTTGTGTGACCATTCAAGGACATCCTGGGCTACATACTCGCCACAGCCTATGCCCCTGTAGTTCGGGTTCTGGCACGACCGGCAGCCTTCTGTCTCAGTCCTGTGGCGATCGGGAACCGTCCAGTACTGCGGGCGCTGCCAGCCCAATAGCTCAGGAATCTCTGTGCCGTCAGGCAGGATCGAGGTCCCGAGTACATCCATGGGGCTAAGTCTACAGGATTATCCTCTAGGTTCTGGTATGCCTCGATAAGGTCAGTACCGTCTTTACGCAGCCAGCGACCGGACTCCTCGTCGAACACCATGCTCTCCTTGAACCGGAGTGTCCTGTCTCTCCAAGCGTAGCTCCGGGCAGCTTTGTGGGCATCTAGGAAGGCGTAAGAACTGTACGGGATAAGGCCGCCGTTGACACTCTCAGCGCCCCGCCACAGGCTCCAGTACAAGCCTTCTTCCGTCTCCTGGCTAGTGGCCCGGTATTCACTGTCTGCCCACAGGAGCTTAGTTTCTGGCACGTGTCCTCCGGGGGAACGGGATCTTGGAGAACCAGACAAACGGGTCGATGATCTCAGGCAATAGCCCGAACAGGTGAGCGTTGGTGATGACAGCGACAGGGACGGTGTACCGCAGCGGAGCTGACCGCCAGGCGTCACTCAGAGTACGGGTGTCGGAGGCTTCAGCTACCAGCACCAGAGCGGCAAGAGCTAGCCATCCGTCGTAGCCGGGCCTGTGCCTGATCATCGGTGTGCAATCGCGTAGACAACCATGGCGGTTCCGAGAATTACGAAAGCCACCACCCATACCGGAGGCTGTGTGAGCAGGGCTCCTGTGAGCGTGCCGAAAACCGTGGCAAAGCCCGTCCACATAAGCAGGTCGCGCTTCCTGGTCTCGTTCATACCCGCAGCCCTGCTTTCCGGAGATCTCCGATCGCGTTCTGGTACGCTCGCTGGTCACTCGGGGACGAAGAGGTCACCACAATAGTCTCCCCGTCTGGAGACAGCCACTTGGTGTGCCTGCTGCGGGTCCTGATAACCCAGCCATCGGCTACCGCTAGCTTAGCGGCAGGTCTGAGTTCCCTGGCGGGCTTCCCGCCCTCGATTCGTCCTCGCACCGTTACCTCCTAGGTTCGCTGATACGAGGGTAACATCTAGAGCTTCCCGATCATTCCCCGGCGGCAAACCCCATAGCGTTCATGCGGCGGTCCTGAGCCTGGGAAGTCTCGTCGGCTTCCTGCTTCGGCGGGTACATCTCACGCAACGCTACCAGGTTCTGCCTGATAGTAGTCACGTAGGCAGCGGTATCCCGGGGAATCACACCGTCCTGGTCAAGCTGCCGGGCTAGGTAGATCATCGTCTGGGCTAGCGCGCCCTCCTGGGCGTCAAAGGGGAAAGACTCTAGGTCGTGCATCACACCGGCTTCGTTAGCTCCCATAGCAGGCATCGCCCGCTGGATCTCCTGCGCGCACTCCCAGCACACGTAGTCACCACGCCCGGCAGCCCGGATCGTGTCGTCCTTCTTGATCTCACTAGGGCACCGGGAACAGATCGAGTCCCGCTTCGCCTTGAACTTTGGTCCCAGAGTAGCCATAACCTAAGTGTATAGCGCAGACGCTACGGGACATGGAGGTTCGCCGTGCGGGAATGGTGCTGGACCTGCGGTGCTTATACAGTGCTGACAGATGACATCGGCAAGCGGTGCAGGCCGTGCGTGGATGACTGGCGACCCGAGGAGACTGATGCTGACCCCTGACCGAAGCGGGAGCGTAGTGCTGGATTTGTGCTGCGGAGGCGGCGGGGCAGCTCGTGGCTACCTCAACGGCGGGGCTGAGTACGTGTCTGGTGTAGACACAGACCCCGGCTGCAAGGGAGACTACGAACGAGCGGTGGGTCGTCGCGGGCAGTTCTGCGAAGCAGATGCGCTGGCCATCCTGGAACACGTCTCCTGGGTCAGGGAGAACTTTGACCTCATCCACGCCAGCTTTCCGTGTCAGGGCTATAGCCGGATGTCAAACTGCCGCCCCGGGCTAGGAGACACGTACCCGAAGCTGATCGAACCTGGCCTTGAGCTCCTGCGCGGCACCCGCCTGCCGTTCGTGATCGAGAACGTGGTCAGTCAGGAAACTGACCGGCTGCTGCCCGGAGCCATCACGCTCTGCGGTACGATGTTCGGACGGCCTATGTACCGGCACCGGCTGTTCTACGCCGAGGGGTTCAGCCTGACAGCACCTAAGCGGACTCTTCTCGACAGCTTCCTGCCACCTAACAGCCGCTGCGGCTGGTCTCATCCCGTCAAAGCTGCTCGTGCAGGTCACTGGGAGCCGGGATATTATGTGTCGGTCAGCGGTCACGAGAAGCGCGGCCCGGTCAACACGGCGATGGGAATCGACTGGATGGCTAAACGCGACCACGTGGCCGAAGCGATACCTCCGGTCTTCACTGAGTACGTCATGCAAGAATTCACGAACAGGAAGGTCCGCTAATGGAGGCTCACGAGTATCTATCCTTCTACAATGCTGCTCACAAGCACGCCCCGCCAAGCAGCGCAGGAACTGCGAGCGGCACAGGAACTGCGGGCGGCGGCGGGGGCGCAGGAACTGCGGGTAGGTCTCTGCCCGACGCAGTTAACCACCCCAACCACTACGGCGGTGATACCGTGTACGAGGTCATCAAGGTCATCGAGGCCTGGAAACTAGGCTTCAACCTCGGCAACACAGTCAAGTACATCGGCCGTCCCGGCAAGGGCAACTACCTCGAAGATCTCAAAAAAGCCCGGTTCTATCTCGACCGGGAGATCTCAAACATGGAGGAAGATCAGTGAGCAAACGCCTAGAAGAAGTACTGAGCCGCTGGGAAAGCACGAAGGAGTTCCGGACCGAAGACCGCCTCGCATGCCTCGAGGGCGTAATCGAGCGTGCCGCTTCCCTGGCACCGGAAGAACTCGCCTATCTGCCAGATGACCTGTCCGCTGCTATCGATCAGTACTACGGCAGTAAGCACAGGGCATGGGCGCAGGAACCGGCAGGCAACCAGGAGATCTGGGCAGAAGCTGCCGGGAAGCTCAGCCCCGGGCAGGAGGCTCACGAGCTCGTCCATGGCGCACGCGCGGCAACCTACGGGCATCCGAGGGAAGACTTCAGGATCATCGCTAAGGTGTGGACAGGCCTGCTCCAGGATGTTCTCCAGCCTGGCGTCGAGCTCGACGAGTACCGGGTGCCGATCCTGATGTCCGGCCTCAAGCTCTCCCGCCTGGTCAAGTCCCCTCAGCACCACGACTCCCGGGTGGACACCTGCGGCTACATGGAGACTATGGAACGCCTCGACGAACCGGAGGAAAACGCATGACGACACCTGTGATGATCCAGCCGATGAGTCTTTATCTCGGTGGTCAGATGCTGCACCGCAAGGGCTTCGGGTTCAGCGACTTCAACCAGGCCGCCCGGGTACTACGCTCACTGCCATGGGTCAAGTTCGTCTTCAATCCAGCCGAGAACGACAAGGAGAACGGCTTCGACCCGGCGAACCTGCGCGGAACCATGGCGGAGATGGACGAGGCACACTTCAGCCGCGAAGAGGCTCTCCACCAGGACTTTGAGTGGATCAACCGGGACAGCAACGGCATGGTCGCCCTGCACACCTGGAAGAAGTCTCCCGGCACCTTCGGCGAGATGGCCTACCACCAGGCACTCTACCGGCCTGTGTGGCCGTACCGGGCCTTCGTGGGTTCCGGCGGGGACCCCGCTAAGCTTGAGGCCTGCAAGTTCCCCAGCCTGCGCGAGCTGATCGTGGAAGCGGAGCTGCTGTGAAATTCGTAGAACCCGAAGTACGTCTCATCGCCCGGCCGGAGGTCGACTGGTACGCCCTGGGCGACTACATCGACTCCACCGGAGGTAACGGTCTTGCGTGGGCGGACAGGCATAACGGCAACGAGCAGCAGAAAGACGGGCAGGATCTCGTCGAAGCCGCCGGCCGTGCCTGCTACCGGTCGTGGGAACCCGGGCTTAACCCGAACGTCACTAAGGTGCGCACCGACCAGGAGCTGTACCTCCGGAACATCCTGAACTCCGGCCATGGCTCTGTACTCGAGCACGCTAACTACAGCTTCACGTTCCATCACGTCAGCCGGGTGCTGACTCACGAACTCGTCAGGCACCGCGCGGGCACGGCCATCTCGCAAGAGTCCATGCGCTACGTACGGCTCGACAACATCCCGTTCTGGCTGCCGGGGTGGGCGCTAGAGGACGAGGACTTCACTAAGGACTTCAAGGCGCTAGCTGAGCAAAGCGAGCAGTTCATCGCGAAGTGGAGCGCGCGCTGGAAACTGGACGATCCTGCCACAGGCTTCCACAAAAAGAAAGTAGCGACTTCCCTACTGCGCCGTGGCGTTGGCGGAGGGCATGCGACCGACATGGTGTGGACGGCTAACATCCGGGCACTCCGGCACATCATCGAGTCTCGGACAGCTCCCGGCGCGGAGGAAGAGATCCGCCTGGTGTTTGGCAAGGTAGCGGAAATCATGCGGAACGAGTGCCCGCTGCTATTCGGAGACTTCAGCCCGGTCGATCAGGAAGACGGCACCACGACATGGCAGGCCGAATACAGGAAGGTCTAGGTGGAGCTGGGGAGAATCGAACTCCCGTGTCTCGCCTTCCGACATGCGGCTTTAGCCCGAGAACGATGCCATTACAGCCCCTCTAGTAAGGAGCATACCATGAAACTGCCTTTCTGGCTTGTCCTGGCTATCACAGCGATCCTTCTCGCTGTCTTCGTTCCTGAAATCACCGCCCACGCCGCGACCACCTGCACGACCTCAGCCCGTTACGGAACCTGCTCGTACCCGCCTTACACCGTGAACAACAACCTGTGGGGACAAGCCGAAGGACGCGACCCCGACGGCACACAGACGCTCACAGCCACCTCAGCGGGCTCCTGGACAGCCACTGCGGACTTCAACTGGACCCAGGGTGGTGTTATCTCCTATCCGGAGGTTCAGGAGGTCCTAGACGGCCAGGAGGTCGCGCAGACTAACAGCGTGCTCAGCACCTATCAGTCCTATCTGCACTACAACAGCTCTACCCAAGCCGAATCCGCCTACGACATCTGGCTAGGCGACGCCGCCCACGGCTCGAAGTACTGGGAAGAGATGGTCTGGACGTACACCCACGACGAGCAGCCCGCCGGTTCCGACCACGGGAACGTCACAATCAACGGCGTTCAGTACCAGCTCTGGGCCACCAGCACTGACCGGCTGGTCACGCTCGTGCAGACCTCGAACACTAACAGCGGCACGGTGCATGCCGAGAGCGATGCAGACTGGCTGCTGACTCACGGATACAGCGCCTCCGACGCCGGTTACGACGAAATCGACTACGGCTTCGAGGTCAAGGACACAGGCGGCCAGAACGAGCCGTTCCAGGTGTCGGCGTACACGCTATCCGTCTCGTAGATCCCGCTGGTAACACCTGTCACATCACCGGAAACTGAAAGGAATATCCTGAAGTCTATGAAACGCGCACTCTGCACGGCTGGCATTACGCTGGCAACTGTACTGGGCCTGACTGTTCCGGCCTTCGCTTCAGCTTCTGCTCCGGCAGCAAGCACTCCTGCCTGTTCCAACACCGCTAGCACGGCGAACGGCGGCAACGGAAACGGCTGCGGCTGGTACTCAGTCGGCACCGTCACGACCAACGGCGGGGGGTTTGACACCGCTGTCCGCCACGACATGTACGACCCTGCTGACGAAGGGCAGCCCGGCTTCAGCGCCACCGAGACCATCAACGTCCCGGCGACCACCAGCGGCGTTCTCCCGAGCTGGACCCTGAACGCGGACTACTCGGCACACCCGGTCGCTAACGGTGCTGTGGTGGCTTACCCGGATGTAGACGACGAGCTGAACAACTCAGCTGGTGTGGATCCCGCCGCCTCCTCGTTCAACACGCTCATCTCGACGTACAACACCAACCCTGACTTCACCTCCGGTTCTGACGGTGAGGTCGCCTACGACATCTGGTCCAGCCCAGGCAACGACCCCAGCAACCACGGCGATGAGCTGATGATCTGGGTGAACTCACACCGGGACTTCCCGCCGTCGAACGAGGTCGTGGCAACCGCGAACATCGGGGGTACGGACTGGGCAATCTGGCAGCAGATCAACAACGGCGTGGCCAGCTCTCCGATCGACCTCGAGCAAGTGTCCACGCTCAGCGGGCCGACCGGCGCTGCTACCTACAACAACAACCCGTGCAACCAGTACACGAAGGGCTGTAACGACGACCAGACCTACTGGCTCCAGCACGCGAAGAACACCGACACGGGTACCGTCCACCTGGTGGACATCTACAACTACCTGATGTCCACGAAGGACCCGGCAAGCGGGAGCACCTACTACGCCCGGGGTCAGTACATCGACGATATCGAGTACGGCGTGGAAATCTGCTCGACAGGCGGTCAGAACGAGCTGTTCCAGTTCAAAGGCTACACGCTAAACGCCAAGTGCCAGTCCGGGCAAGCCTGCGGCGCTAGCTGAGGTATCCTGAAAGGGAGATTCGCTACCTCAGCTTGGCTATAGCAACCAAGCGAAGAAAGGCCCTCGCCAGAAATGACGGGGGCCTTTTCGTAGGCATATGAACATCTAAGTCGACTCGCACGGAATCGAACCGCGCAGAACGGTTTAGGGGACCACAAGCCAGATCCACTGGCGAGCCGGAGACGCTACACGGAATTGAACCGTGGTGATGAGGGTTGCAGCCTCACGCCTGAGCCACTCGGCCATAGCGTCGTGTTCCCGCGCGGAGTCGAACCGCGTAGCCTTCCTTCGGAGGGAAAGTACCCGATCCACGGGCAGGAGCGTACTGGAGAGTGGAATCGAACCACCATGCCGAGGCGACGAGTTTACAGCCCGCTGAGCACACCACCTGCTCAACTCCAGCGAGGGTCGTACGGGATTCGAACCCGTCAGTAACAGCTTCACAAACTGCTTCCTCAGCCACTTGGATCACGACCCGGTACCCCGCGACGGTAACGATCCGCCGTCTCCTGTTTGTAAGACAGGCATTCTCCCATTGAACTAGCAGGGCTCGACTTGCGTACACCTAGACGGACTCGAACCGCCACCGATGGCTTCGTAAACCAGCGTGATATCCTTTTCATCATAGGTGCGCGGTCCTAGAGGGAATCGAACCCTCGGCCCTCCGCTCGACAGGCGGACGCTCTGACCCCTGAGCTATAGAACCTAGGCTGGCTAAGATGGATTCGAACCATCACCTTACGATTTAACAGATCGCCGCTCTGCCGTTAAGCTACTAGCCAGTGGCGGGGGCAGGATTCGAACCTGCGTCGTACGGATTATGAGCCCGTGCTGGAACCTAACTCCAGTCCACCCCGCAGTGATCCCAGTCGGGCTTGAACCGACAGAACTCCGGGGTGAAAACCCGGCGACTTTACCATTTGTCCATGGGACCGTGCTCGACGTGGGGTTTGAACCCACGATCTCCTGGTTGAGGGCCAGGCGACTTAACCACTTGTCCAGTCGAGCATTAGATGTTCACGTACCCCGCCGGAATTTCGAAATCCGGACCCGCTGATTAAAAGTCAGCTGCTCTTCCTCTGAGCTAGCGAGGCGTCGCTCGAGCGAGAATCGAACTCGCGGATCTTCCTTATGAGGGAAGCACTTTACCATTAAGTGATCGAGCAGTAGGACCACAGGGAATTGAACCCTGGTCACGACTTTATAAGAATCGCGCACTCACCATTGTGCTATGGTCCAGTTGTGTACATGAGGATCGAACTCATCACGACCGCCTTATCAGAGCGGCAACACCAACCAGGTGAACTGTACACAGAAGGTGGTGTGGGATTCGAACCCACGGGGCTTTTACACCCGACAGTTTTCGGGACTGATCCATTAATCCGCTCTGGCAACCACCCGAGGTGAGTGCGAGATTCGAACTCGCGAGAGTTTCCCCTGCCGACTTTCCAAGCCGGTGCACTAGACCACTATGCGAACTCACCGAAGTGGGTATGGGATTCGAACCCATGAGACCAAAGCCTGCCGCGCTAGCAACGCGGTGCATTCATCCACTCTGCCAACCCACCATGCGCTGCCGCCGAGATTTGCGCAACCTCGAAACGAGTCTGATCAGGACCCGCCGGAGTTCAACCGGCTTAGCGCGGCAGCTACGTGCGCCCGATCGGATTCGAACCGATAACATCTGGTGTCTGAGACCAGCGCCTCTACCAATTGGACTACGAGCACGAGCGATCGACGGGATTCGAACCCGCTCTGTAACCTTGGCAAGGTCACGTGCTAACCATTGAACACTACGATCACGAGCCAGTTCCGGGAATCGAACCCAGACCGCATCCTTACCAAGGACGAGTGCTAACCGTTGTCACTAAACTGGCGAGCCACCTATCCGACTTGAACGGATCACCTGCGCGTTACAAAGGCGCTGCTCTACCTGATGAGCTAAGGTGGCGTGCGTGCGATTGGCGGGACTCGAACCCGCAACATCTACGTCCTCAACGTAGCACCTCTACCAATTGGATTACAATCGCGAGCCTTTCATCGGTGCCGATCCGATCAATTCATCCGTACGAAGGACGAACGCGCGCTGGCGCGAAAGGCAAAGCTCCCCGCGAGAGACTCGAACTCCCATGCCTAGGTCCAGGGCCTAGTGTCCTGCCAAAATTAGACGAACGGGGAGTACACGAGACGGGAGTCGAACCCGCAACCATCGCCTTTTGAAGACGACTGCTCTACCAATTGGCGACACTCGTGCGTACAGCCCCGGGGAATCGAACCCCGACAACGCGGGGTAAGAGCCCGCTGCAATAACCGTTATGCTAGAGCTGCGAGAGATAGGCGGGAATTGAACCCGCGTAACTAGGGTGGAAGCCTAGCACCTAAGCCATTCGGTCACTATCCCAGGGCCACGCATATTTTAAACTCGTAACGTGAGAGCCTGCGTGGAGGCTTAGCGTCCGGTTGGAGTTTTACCTCCCTCACCCTGTACCGGCACGGGTCGTGGGCCCTGGAGGTATCGAGCCTCCCTCTCAAGCTCTTCAGGCAAGCGCTAATCCATCTCAGCTAAAGACCCATGGTCGGAATGGCGCGGCTCGAACGCGCGAACCTCTGAGTCCCGAACCCAGCGCTCTACCTACTGAGCTACATTCCGGTGGAGATGGAGAGAATCGAACTCTCTCGTCAACGTGTGCAAGACGCGACCGTTACCTCAACTGTCACCCCCAGGTGACCACTACGCCCGGTACAGAGTTATCCCCGGGAGTAGCTTCTCTATCTTCCGTAGTGGCCGATGTTCATATGTAATTTTCAGATAACAAGCCCGTACGAGGGGCAAGCACGGAGGCAACGGGTCGAACGCTCAGCTGGCGGGTTTGGAATCCGCTCCCGGCCCGGCCGGGTTAGCAACCTCCGTATGCAGTTATGTCAAACAAAAACCGCCCTCTGGGTATTCCCGGGGCGGCTAGCGAAGTTTTTGAGTCTTCGCCTAGCGCACCTTTTCGGGCATGCATAGGGTGGCGACTGGCTGCTGGTGATTAAACCAGCTACCTCGCCCGGCGATGTCGTAATCGGTGCTCATACCCCCACTTAATCACAGGGCGGGGAAGCTTGTCAAATCAGTCCCAGAGCGGAGTGGGACCGCCTTGCTGCCAGTCAACCCAGCGCTGGAAGTCCCACGGGTAGATGATGACACCATGGGGGTGTCCGTTGCAGGCGTCAGGGACGTTCTCACGGCGGTCATGGTCGTACGACCAGCCTTCACAGAGCATCAGCGTCTGACCGCGCATCCACCGCCAGAACTCGTCTGCCCGGGCGTCCCCCAGGAGGTCATTGAGCTGTCTGGCAGTGTAACCGTACGGGCACACAGGCTTGGGTAGCGGATCGCGCCTCGGATTGGATGTTCTCATACCCTCAGATCCAGTGCGGCCAGTTGATGCGGATGTAGGCGTCCCCGTAGAATATCCACGCCACCCCGGCGAACACGACAAGGAATACCGCAGCTACGAGAAGTCCGATCAGGATGAACGGCGCGGATACTAGGCGTACCAGGAACATGTCAGTCAGCCTCCTTTGGGCCGTTGTGCCCGTACATCTTCGGCCTCCTTCACCTTGGCTTCCGCTTCCATGGCAGCTAGCATCTTCGAAGCCTGCTCGGGGTAGTGAGCCCGCACATACTGGCCGACCTCTGTCCCCGAGATCATCCCCATCTCCTGGAGCCGGTTGACCCGCCGGGCGATCTCAGCGAACGACTTCTCCTCGACCGGCTTCTTCGGCTTCTTGCTACGGAGTTCCTCGAGCCGCTTAGCTAGCACGATCTTGCGCTTCGCCGGCGCTGTGTCTCCCATGCAGTACCACTCTTCGCCGACCTTACTCCACCCCTGGAACATCCGCAGGAATTCAGAATCAGCCGCCGGCAGCCCGCAAGTGTTACAGTGATGTTCGGTCATCAACGCCTCCCGGGAACATCTGGTAACCGTCAGCCTGCCACACGAACGTCCACACGTTGTCGTTGTAGTCCTGGATCGTCACGTAATCCCCCGGCTGAAGCGGTCCGGGGTGCAGGATGTCGCGGCATATCGCTACAGCGAGACGCCGCTGCCTCCACCGGCCGTAAGGGGTCTTGACGGGCTTCATCCCGGCGACCAGGAACTGGCAGATCTCTTCGCGACTCAGGCTCATGTACCGGAGTCTACCGCATAGCAGAAACGCCACATGCACTCGCCAGCCCGGTTGTAAACGTGATCATGAGGAACAGTTCGGTGTCCAGCTCGATACCCCGGCCGACCCGCCTCCGGGTGCTCGAGCAGAAACGTGTAAGTGTCTTGCCAGGCAAGACGCTTGTCGATGTACTTCTGGACCTCTTCCCGCTGCTCGAACCCGCAGATCTTCGCGAGCTCAGCCACCGGAACCGCATCTTCCGCTGACCACATGCCCGAACCGAAGTCCATCGAATTGATTGCGAGATCGTAGAGCACCTTAACTGCCTCGGTGACATTCACAGCCTGGCAGTCGTCGGTGTACACCATGATCTTCATCAGCCCTCCAGCACATCGAGCCAGTATTCGAGTTCCGCATCCAGGGCCTCATCGGCCTCTATCCACGAACGGTACGCGGCCTCTGCCTCGGCTATCCTGTGGTCATCCTCGGTAGCTATCGCTACGAAGTTTTCCCAGGCAGCCTCTTCCGCCTCTGCTAGTTCAGACAGGTTCACTAATTCTCCTTATCTTCTAGCTCCGTGACATCCCCGTCGAACTCGTCGATGTAGCCGGCCCGGCAAGCGATACTCATCAGGTTGCTGGCCTCTTCCTCCGAGCCGGCGTAGACCACGGCCTCGACCCGGAACTTCTTCAGATCCTCGTCCTTGGAACTCGCAGTCATCACAGGTCCCCCAGCAGCAGGATCTCGTCGGCGGCGGTCAGGTGCTCGTAGCCTTCAGGCATGGCGACCGGCTGAACGGAAAAGATCTTCCGGACCGGCGGCACCGACTGCATGTCCCAGGTCCCGGCCTTCATCCGGTAGTCGGCCATCGGCTCGCAGTACCACTCGTCAATCCAGGACATCAGGTCGTCATCCTGGTAGGCGACGCGGAGCTCGGTGAAAACCGGCTGGGTCATGGTGTCGTAGACCGGGCTGTCACTCATGTAGTCCTCCTTAGCACTGGATGTTCAGGTACCTGGGTAACACACCCGGCGGCACGCCTATTCCGTGCTCGCATCCCCAAGGCTCGTCCCGGGTAGGATCGTCTTCCTCTGGGTCTTCACACCAGCCGCAAAACCGGTCCCAGAGGATGCCATGACGGCAGCACAAGTCGCACCGCTCAGCCTCATACGTAGTCCAGCTGCCTTTTCGGACGAGTCTGCCGGGGACCTTTACATCCCAGAGCTTCCAGCCAGCCTCGTCCATAACCATCCAGCCGCCGTCTGGCAGTTTGACCTGGATGCGGGTCTTACCGGACTTATGACTGACCAGCTTCTCGATCTTGAGCTCGTCCGACTCGAAGAGCAAGTCAGGTGGGAGGAACGGAGTGAAGCCCGGTTTGTTACTCGCTCCTCTGGTCATATGCACAAATCCGATTCGAAATGGTGGCGGTCGTACTTGACGGGCTGGACCGGCCTCCGCAGCGGAGCTCCAGCCACGTTCTCCATAATCCAGGGCTTGCCAGTCGAGATCAGCGCCACGCGACCTTGCGGGATCAGGTTCAGGTAACCCTCGCCAACACCGTGACCCTTCCGCCGGTAGGCGGTAAACTTCTGGCACGGCCAGCTTGCGTGGATGGCGTCGTATTCGGCCCCGTGCTCCCAAATGTACTCGAGCGCGTCTCCGAGAATGAAGCGGTACGGATAGTTCGGCTGAGGTTCGATGTCGATTCCGGTCACTTGCCACCCCGCCGAGGCATAACCGTCACTGGCACCGCCGGCCTTGCAGCAGGCGTCCAAAAGCCTCATTTTCAGCCCTCCTCTCAAGGTCCCTAGAACTCCCTGAGTCTAACCCAGAGCTCGTCGTTCTTGTTCCTTCTAGGTCAAGCTTTCGAATAGGCCTTGGATGTTCTCCAAACCGGGTAAGACTCCCGGCTGTTCGAATCCGTTCGAATACGGAAATGGGCCGCCGGTCCACTTATGCTCATCGTAGCCCCATTCGAACAAAAATTGGAGAAAAGTACTACGAACTTGGAGCACTTTGGCTGCTCACGCACCCCGGAACCCGGGTCGGCCGCCGACTCGAGCGCCTTCAGTTGACGTTTCAAGCCGTAGGGTCTTGTTCGAATACTAAAACCGCAGGTCAAGGGGAAAATTCGAACAACCCGGGGGTGTTCTAGTGTCACTTCTGTGGAATTTCACGCGTGGGGAGAGAAATTGGTCAG